GGGCTTTGTACCCTATCTTCTTTTTGTTGTGCGTTTCGCATACTTCTCGCCCCTCTGGGCATGAAGTAAAAAGTTTTTGAGGATTTTCCTCAAGTCTCGCTTTGGCATGACTATAAAAGTTTTAAGATTTGCTAACATATTTTAGGTTCTTGTTAGTTTCGAAATACAAATATCATGTACCAGATCATATAATTCCCTTGTGGTTTTGATTGCATTGTTATTTTGATTGAAATTTATAAGAAATTTTTGTTTACTAATTATTATTTTTAGGTTTGCACAGTGAGCATTCATTTAGTTTTGGATGCTAAATGCACAATAAGATGGATATGTCTTATTCTGGAACGCTTTTTAAGCTAGTACACACGTGACTGAGCACAATCACATTAAAGAACCGTGCTTGACTATTGGAAAGACAATTCTGTGTGGGTTAATACCTCGCTGTATACAGTTTGAAATGGTTTAGATACCTTTAAGATCGACCCTGAAATACCACCCTTTGTAGGTGGGAGATCTGTTTCATATTGTTAGATAAACTCCGAGTAAGTGTTTAATCTAATACTCACTTGATTGTGGGTAATCCAGACGTGTATTGCGTTACACGTTAAAATTTTTCGCATGACAATTGGAAAGACAATTATGGAATGGTGTAGACCATTCACAGTATTTTGATGCTGTTCACATCCGTTGAAAACACGACTAATTAGACCTGTCGGCGCTTTTTCTTCGCATACCTGGCAATGTTAATTTATTGTCCTCTAACGTTTTGTGATTTAGTTCTCAAAACAAAACCACCTTTGTTCATGAATACTGTAGAGGCAGCAGTATTGGTTTTTTAAGTCAAGGTTTTCGGAAATCTTACCGGATAATTTCATGGATTCTCAAAAGTTTGATAATTTTGATTTTATTAGTGCTTTTAATGATTATGAACATCGCGAAAATAAGTCGCAAAAGTTCATTTTAACAGAGGATATTCTAGATAATTTGGATAATACGGGTTCTGGCCGTATCCTCGAGAGGCAGCAGCGTGCTGCAAAAACCTTCTTCAGGCTTCGTCCTGAGGGAAGGATATCGGTTTGTCAATGCGACCGAGCTCCTTATAGGGAGCATCCTGAGAATGAAAGAGATGTGATGGCTCTTCTTTCTCATTTTTCAGAACATATTGTTGATGGGTTGAATACGCCCGGATATGATTCCCTCCCAAAATATGTTCGTCAACGCTTGATTCAAATTTGGTTTCATTGGTTTATTTTTACCGGAAAATGCGTTGAATTGCGGTATCCGTTAGCGTTGGATATCGCGTATGGACGTAAAACACTGAATGTTGTAAAGCCTAGCAAGAAGCATAGTATTGATTGGCGTTTTAATTTTGTTAATTGTTTTATCAAGTCTTATTGGCCATCACATATTTTGTCGGATATTTCTCGACCATATTCGCGAACTCCTATATTGCGTTTTCCGCAGAAAATTGCAGAGTCTCAGGGATTTGGAGACACAATAATAGGTGGAGTATGTGTAAGTGTTGCGGGAATGTTGTGGGGTGGATTGGTTACAGCAGCTAGAGTTGTTAAGGAAGTAACTATGTATCCGTTCCATCAATTTAGGAAATATATATCTCGACAAGCCGCTTTAGCGGTAGCTCATACCATTATAAGCGGAGCAGTTAATTTTTCGCAAACGATTTACGATTATGTTATGTCCATTGTTGCAAAATTGAGTGCGTTCGCTAAAGTTCATCCACGCATTGCTGATGCAGCGACTAATTTTGTTAAGTTGCTTTCATTGGTTTCTGTTATAATTTTTTCGTATTATACTAAGCATACGTTGTTGATGATAGTTGGAATAGCGGTGGCTTATATTGTTTTTATGGACTTTATATATTCTAATGCTATGTCGGAAGCAGACGGAATGGTTTTTTGGAATTCTACTTTTGGAAAGCTTCTTTCATATGCCACTGATTCGTATGTTCGAGTACGAAAAGGTCTTGGAACAACTATTGTAGAGCATTCTAATGCACCTACCACAGTGGTTGTTGACCGTGTAGGAGGTCCTAAGGTGTCTGATTATTATCAAATGGATTTACAACCGAGTATACAAGATTTTGATGATGTCCCTTCGGTGCAGGCTGTGTCTGAAGGAAAATCAGAACTACCCTTAGCATCAATTTTAGCTAAGGTAATGATGTGGGGTATGTATGGAAAACCTGCGGAAGAAATTAAGTTTGAAACATTCGGAGGAATTCGAAATTTGTTTGCAGTATCAGATGATATAGCTAGGATATTTTCGTCTTTGTTTGAAAGTATTCCTAGTTTAATTTCGTGGACTGAAGCAAAGATTTCAGGAACACCCGTGGACTTACCTGAATATATTGTTCGATATAATGAATTGGAGAAAACGGTTAATTCTATTTTGAGTGAAGTTGATCATGCTAAACGTTGTTCCTTTGATAAGGAATTTGTTATGAGTGTTGTCAATACTTATCAGGAGATACTTAGATTCAAGGACTTCGTGGCTAGAAGTGATTCGTTCAGTCCATCACAAAAGACCAACTTTGCACACCTTGCTCTTAAAATGCGTGAGTTTTATATCATTGCTATGAGTAACATGAGTCTTTTTAAGAAAAGAGAGCAACCATTATGGATTTACCTGACTGGTCCTCCTGGTACTGGTAAGTCCACTTTGATTGATATGATAGCTGCGCGCATAAAGGCTTTAGCTCGTGAGCAGAATTTGTGTGCAACAGCATATTCTCCAGCAGATAGATATGAGCGTAAGAGTGGACTTGAGTTTTGGGATGCGTATAATGGTCAGTGGTTGTGTACTATGGATGATGTGTTTCAAACCAAAGACACTCAAATGAGAACGGATACAGCGCTTGAAATAATATATTCCGTTAATAGCAATCCATATCCCTTAAATATGGCTCATTTGGATAATAAGGGAAATAGATTTTTTGAGTCGAAATTAGTTATTACTACTACTAATGTACCGTTTTCGTTAGATGTTAATCGACGTTTTATTCGTAATATGGGTATAAGTGATCCAAACGCTTTGTATCGGCGAATTGGTGCAGTAGTCGATTGTGATCAATTGCATGGACGGCTGACTGGATCCGTAGACTCAGTTAATAATTACACTTTTCATTATTATGATGATTGGTGGAGTGAGAAGTCTCAGAAGTTTTCGTTCAAGGAATTGACAGATGTTTTGTTTTTGAAATATGTTAAGGCCGTTTCTCAGACTAATGTTATTAATGAGCTTCTTACGCAAGTTGATTGGGTTAATTTAAAAAATATTGAGCCGCGAGCCGTTTCTCAGTCTGGTGATCCCGAGAAAGATAAGGGATTTAATGCTCTTGGTGAGGAGCTTGAAGATTTTGGGGCTGGTGTTGGATATTCTAGTGATAGTGATGATGATGATGAGACTCCTTTGATTAAAGTTAAGAGACCAAAGAAAAGATCAGATTGTTTATCGACATTGAGTGATTCAGATCTCATTCCTCTGGGATTTGAAGTTCTTTGGAGTCTACAAAGAGAAGATGGTTTTTTAGAAAAATATGGGAAATCGGTGTTTCCTGCACGAGTTGAGTATTGTCGTAAGTCGAACATTTTGAGTTTGTTCAAGTTGAAACAGTTTTTGAAACAATATCCCCCAATGCCCTGTGAGGAGTCAGAGGGGGATGTTAATTTTCTCGGGGACATGTGTGATGCATTAGGTCTTTTGTATACGGATGAAACATTAAGAGTAGTGTCTAGTGCCGCACACTCCATTCCGTTGTTAATTGCTCGTCTGAAAGTGTCAACTCATATTAAATTTTTGTCAGATTCAACTAAGGCAGTTGATAGAAGTTATGAACATGCTGCAGTAAATTTGGAAGAGTTGGATCTTCATTATATTTATTGTATGACACAGAGTCTGAGTGGTGAGGTTTCCGAGCAAACAATGTTAGACGGTTTTCAGGCAGATATGTTGCGTGCTGTTTTACCATTTTCATTGGTTGCTTTTGTGACAAATGATCTTAAAGAGGGGTCTCCTCTTAGCTATCCTAATTATCGTAATATGTATGTTAAACTTCATGGAGATTTTAAGGATAGTTCTAGTTTGATTGGGATTAGGTATCCGTCGTATGAATATCGACAATTAAATAATTCCTTTAAGGAATATCAGTCCTTGGTTGCTGGTTGGACGAGGGGGGATATTGTCCCAGTGGAACATGATAATCGCACCTGGGTTTCCATTTATTTGAGTAAATGTAAGAAAGATCTGCAGTCTAAGAGTTCACTGAGACAAGTTGTTCAGATTGTGAAGTGGAGTGCGGTTATTGCATTTTTTGGACTTATAGTAGCTGGATTGTGGCTTGTTTTACGAGCAGCTTATCGTGTAATTGTTTTTGCTGTTTCTGAGTCTGATCCACGTTATCAGGAACGTCTTCAGCGTATGAGAAAGAAAATGGCTGGAGTCCAAAAGAAAAATGTTTTTGGTTCTTCTCCTGCAGTCTCTCAGGCTGCCGATTATCAAGGACATGATGTGGCTCGAGCTTTTCTCGCTAATAATCATAATATTATTGTTCGGTTTCCTGATGATAAGATGTACACTACTCAGTTGCAAATGATTAAGGGTAGAGTAGGTGTTTTGGCTAGGCATACTGTACGTGTCCATAAAGAGCCGATTTCAATCGAAAAGTATGGCTCTTCTCCTGGTCAACAAATGGTTCGTTTTCAATGGAAGGATATTAAAGTTATATCTGAAGATGAATCGCGTGATCTAATGATTATTGAATTACCCAAAAATTGTAACTTCGTTAGAGATCTTACTGTCCACTTTATTGAGCGTGATGTGGATAATTTTGCTCGTCCTGTTAGAGCATATGTCGATGATGATGGAAATTTTATTTTTAAAACAGGAACGTCGGTTCGTTTGGGAGTGCCGACAATAGCCACCTTCAACAAGTTTGAGACTAAATTGAAGCGCATCTATATTGCGCATGGTTGTGGGGGTGGCGCAGGTCAATGTGGATACCCATATATGTTTTTAGAACCGAATATACAGAATAAGTTTTTTGGTATCCACATTGGTGCGATAGGTGGAGATTCTATTGTTTGTCCACTTTTTAAAGAAGATTTTGCTGCAATAGCGCAATTAGAAGCCGCCATGGTTCCTTACTGCTTGCTTGATGATCAGAAGTATTTAGATAGAGTTCCGAATATTCTTGGGGCAGAAGGCGTTGGCGTTTTACAGGATTCGGTTTGGCTTCCTAGTAAGTCTTCTATCTTGGAGTTACCATTTATGAGGTTTTCGAAGGTTGAAGAAGAGTTCAGTTGCGAGTATAGACCAGCGGTTCTCAAGCCATTCGTTGATGCAAATGGTGTTATAGTTTCACCGCTTTTGAAAGCGCTTGGAAATTATTCTACTTTCAACGATCCCGGTTTGGTGAATAAAGTGAGTATTAACTTCTCAAATATATATCCTAGATCTATGATAGGAAGAAAATACTCAATGCTAAGTATAGAACAAGCAGTTTTTGGAGATGCCGATCGTAAGATACATCCTATACCGCGGAATACCGGTAACGGCTGGCCATATGTTCGTTCGAATACTACCAAACATGATCTTATTGATTTTGATAATGAGATTATAGGTCTAGAATTGCGGCAAGCAGTTGATCAGATACTTGAATTAGTTAAGAATGGGAAAGTTCCTGATCAAGTATATGTTGATTATTTAAAAGATGAGTTACGCATAAGTTCTAAAGTTCTTGAAGGAAAGACTCGTCTTTTTTCGGCTGTTTCTCTTCCGTTTTATATTGTCGGAAGAATGATCTTTGGTCATATTATGGCTGATCTCTCTGAGATGAATACAATGGGTCCTTTTTATAATGGAGTTAATCATAACACTGTATCAACTCAAGTAATGAAACAGAGACTCAGTCAATATGACAAATTTCTGGATGGAGATTTTAAGAATTTTGATGTTTCGCATAAGCGAGAATTTTCGGATATAATTTATCAATTCTTTGCTCCGTTTTTTGGATCGGATAATATGAAGAAGCAAGCGAGGGCCTTTATTGAAGGAATTTATCAGTGTGTCCATGTTTGCGGTAATGTTGTGTACCGATCACAAGGTTCCATGCCTTCTGGCAATCCTATGACTTTGACTTTTAATAATATAGTTAACTATTATGTTCATGCGGTTGCCTTTTCGTATTTGTGTCCTAACCGTGAATTTTCTGAATGTGTTCAGTATTTTTGCGGGGATGACAGTCTGGTGGGAGTTCCTGAAGGGTGTGAAAATTTTAATATGATTACACTTGCTCGATTCCTTAAAGATTCGTTCGGAATGATTTACACTAGCTCGGATAAGGCGGAACAATCAGTGGAATTTCATGGTTTGAATGAAGTTTCTTTTTGTAAGCGTAAGTTTGCGCACGTATATGGACGAGATGTTCTCCAGTTGGATGAGGAAGTTATTCGACGAATTCCATGTTATACGACGAAAGAAGGCATGAAAGATGTTTTTGCTCAGACTAAGGCATGTGATACTGCTCTGCGAGAGTGGTTTCTCTATGGCAAAGATGTCTTTGATAAGAAGCTTAAATTATATAATAAGTATTTGACTAAAGCTTCATGCGCTCAAGTTTCTTTGACTTGGGACTCTTTGATGAGTTCTTTCATCAATGAGTATAATGATACGTAGATTTTCTATGTCCTGATAATGACTCGAAACTTATCCGAGAGTCAACTTGTATTTGGCCGTTATGAGAATGCATGTTTCATTAATTATGACTTAGATTATTGAATTCGCGCTCATAAAAAGATTCAGTCGCCCAAGCAGCTTGGGATCTTAATCCAATTCCCTTGCGGTCTTCTATGGATTGCTCAGTCTACTAAATCTTTTGAACAAAAGTTAACATCTCCAGCTACTGGTGGTCCTACACATCAGCAGTCTTTGACCAAGTTCCGAGATACGGAGTCCGAAACGGTAGTTAACACTCCTAAAGTCTCATCTTTTTCTCCCTCTAATCCTTTTCCGTCTCAGACGCCAGAGGCTATATTGGGAAGAAATTTTCGCGTTGCAGTTTTAAATTGGGGTCCTTTAGGATTGGCTACTCAGTTGGCTTTTCCGGGAGTATTCCATACTATACCAGCCATTGAAACTGTGATGTCGTTGTTTAAGTTTTATAGAGCTTCTGTTAAGGTAGAGGTTCGACTTAATACAACTCAATTTCATTTTGGTGCTATAATGCTTTCTTATATTTCGAATTGTACTTTTGCGTCAGCGCACCATAATGGAATATTACAGCAGTCGGGTAATAATCCAATTGTCTTGTCGGCATGTACTCAGCAAGCTGCGACATTTGTGATTCCTTGGACTTCTCCTTTTCTATACGACGTATGGATCAATTCGTTGGATATGATTGGAAGAATGTATATCACCTCCATGACTGATCTGAACCGTGCATCAGATACCGTTCCTGATACAGTGGAGCTACAAGTTTACGCTGCTCTGATCGATATTGATGTTGCGGGATATAAAGTTGCGCCGCCTTTAGCAGTCTCTGAATCTTCAAATGTTCCTAAAGTTCGTAATGCCTTTGGTAGCGTTCACGCACCAGGTGATTCTATACCTGTTGAGAATGCTATTGCAGAGCATACTGATGAAGAGGCAGATACTAAAGCTAAGGTGGGAGTAATGGACATTGTTGAGAGTAAGATTGTTCAAGCGCTTCCCATTTTTGGTGGAATTGCTAGTATTGCGAGTGGTTTTCTCAATATCGGGAAGGGGGTGGTTAAGTTGATTGGGTTGTTTGATAAACCAACCAATAAGACCATTGCTACCCGTTATTTTGATAATGCACATTGTGACATGCCCAATTCGATCGGTACTTTCAATGGAGTTAAAATTAGTTTGCATCCTGATGCGAACCTTAAGCCGATTTCCGAAGAAATGGGTGATTCTCAACAAGTTCATGGACTCAGAGAGATCGCTATGATCCCAATGTTACATGATCTTTTTGAGTTTACTGCAACTACTGATGTTCTCACAATTCGAGCTTATCCTAGCTTACCTTCTTTGCTCGATATTAACCAGCCGGATTATTTGTTTTTTGTAACAAATTTATTCGAGTATTGGCGTGGAGACATCAAATACAAGCTGTTCTTTTATACGTCTATGTTTATTACATGTCGTTTCCGTCTTTCAGTTGTTTGGACTACGGATGCTATTGATGACACTAATTATGGCGACATAATATCTACTATAATAGACGTTAAAGGAGATACTGAGTATGAGTTTACTATACCGTATTGTTGGCCAACAATGTGGCGTAGAGTGGGTGACCATTCTACTGCAGCATATGATTTTCCTAGATTGATATTGCAGCCAATTGTTGAACCGGTTGGGTTGTCTATTGCTGACGATCCAATCATATATTGTGCGGTGTGGCGCGCAGCAGGTGAGAATTTCCAGTGGAGCCAATTGATAGAGCCTGTTCGCACACCATCTTATCCAGATCTTCCAGCCGTCAGTGAATCCGACGTTAAAGCACAATTCCGGAAGCCGTTTCCTTACATTATTGAGGGATGTAAGTCTATAGTTGAGGACGGCTTCTGTACTCCTGAGCACCCGAATACAGTAAATGAGATTCAGCGTAGATTTTATCCGCGAAGTGCTGCGGAGTTTTATCCTGACCCAGCGAATTTTCCGCTTTCACCATGGCAATACTTGAATTCTATATTTCGATATTTTCGAGGAAGTGTGAATTTTAAGGATTTCGTTGCGTCGGGAATCGTTAGTTTAGATCCTAATGCTAGCGGTCAAATCAACTTTGCTCGAGGAGGGTATGTGGCTAATAGTGGTTCTAGCGGTGTCTTTTTGCAAGTTCCATATTATCAGAAACTTCCCTTCTTGCCCGTTCGTGTACCGGACCAACCTCTGCCTAATGGCTTCCCCGCAGCAGAGGTTACGAGCAACACCAGATTTGTATCTAGTGGCTTTTCAGTTGCACATAGATTCATTTCTGCTGGTGATGATTTTCAATTGGGATATGTCGCTGCTCCTGTGCGATATGTTCCTATCTCATCAGAAAATGGAGTCAGCCGTCGACCTAAGGCGCGAAATCGAAACGTTCCTAAATTGAACCCTTCGACGGTTTCCCCTCCAACTTTGACCTTACCAAGTAGCAGTGCTACGACTGTATCAGTCGTTAGAGCTTTAATTTAGATTTTTCGAATTTTTACAAAAATATGTTGCTTCTTATTGTCATAATAAGTTCTTGATTATTTAGATGTTTGAGTTGAGATTACTCCTCTCGTCTGTAAGAGCTATCAGTAAATCCTGAGGACGCCCAACAGGGCCGCCGTTGAAGGTGTGATGGTTCCAGATATGAAGTGTGTCGTACTAAGGATGCTTAGATAGTATGCACATAGACATTCCAAATAACCTTAAGATGAGTCCAGATGTTCAAAAATGTTGTTGTCCCAAAAATCCTGTGGTGAGGGGTAGCAGCTTCGTTTTTGTACTGACCTATTGGACTCCAATTGGGGGCAC